GGTTCGCAAAGCCTGTCGCTGGACACGCTGTTCACCGGCCCGACGCGGACCTGGAGCTTCGTCGGCAACCTGGCGGCGCCGGTGTTCAACTTCGGCCAGACCGGCTACGCGGTGGACGCGGCCAATGCGCGGCAGAAGCAGGCGCTGGCGCAGTACCAAAAGACGGTGCAGAGCGCGTTCAAGGACGCGCTGGACGCCTTGTCCGGCTACAGCGCGGCGCGGGACATCCAGGCGGCGCAGACCACGCAGTTCCAGGCCTTGAACAAATCGCTGCGTCTGGCGAACCTGCGTTACGACAACGGCTACGCCAGCTATCTGGACGTGCTGGACGCGCAACGCAACAGCTTCCAGGCGGAACTGGGCCTGGTCAGCGCCAAGCTGGACCAACTCAACGCGGTGGTGGGCCTGTACAAGGCACTGGGCGGCGGCTGGGAAACACCGGACAAGTCTTGATCCGCGGCAGCAAACGACAAACCCCGCCTTGGCGGGGTTTTTTATTGGTTAACGACGGGTGGAATCAGGCCGGGAGGGCGGGCCACGACACATGGTCAAGGTCTGCCACCGACTCAGGCATATCCCGCAGTTGTTTGCGATAGGCCTGCCAGGCCGAGCGTTGCTCGGCGCTGTACGGCGCGTCCGGCAACTGGGTTTTGTCGGACGCCGCCAGCAGGCGGTCGCGCTCTGCGCGCAATAGCGCCAGCTTAGCTTCGCGAATCAAACGACCCGCAGTAGTCGTGTCGATACCCAGTTCGGTCAGTTGGTCGGCGGGAACATTAATCATGCCGTTAGGCAGTTTGGCAATCATCAGCATCGGAGTCTCCTGGAGTTAAGCGGTCGGCACATCGACAAAGGCGTTCAGGGTCTGCGGCGGCGCGACGCGGTTGGTCAGTGCAATCGGGCTGGCCAACCAGAAGGTGTTGACATGCTCATAACGCCCCAATTCCCTCTCCTCCCCTTTCCCATCATGAAAACCGAAATCCAGCGGCAGATTGGAAATCACGCGATAATTCAAACCACCACCACGTAGATATGCACCACTGAGCACCATATTGCACCCAGCAAAAGTGCCATCGGCAATGCCGTTATACGGAGGCTTATTCACATCTATCCGATATTGCTTGCAATACATCGCATGGGAAACATGCGATACCGTCGGATTATACGTTTCGCTGAAGCGCTTGACTTCGAGGAACTTGGCATCCCCGCCCCAAGCTACATCGCTTCCTTCCATTTCCAGCAATAATCCAGCCTGATGCACGGTGCTCACGTTCAGTGGCCGCTCATTCTCCGCACCGTTCCACGCATAATTTCGGACAATGGACACTTGATGCGTACCATCCTCCCCTGCGGAGCGCAAGCGCCACCATACCGGGTAGAAGAAATCCTTGCTGCCGCCGATGGTGAAATCGATGACGATGCGGCGTTCCGGGGTGTTTTCCTTGCGCCAGTCCTCCATTTGCTGAATCTTGACGTCGACGCGTCGGTCGATATCGGCAATCTTTCCGTTTACTGTGCCGGTCAGCGCGTTCGACGCTTTTACCAGTTCCGCGATATTGCTTTCCAAGCTCATCATGCTCTCCAATGGTTCATCACAGAGTGGATTGAATTAAATTCAACCATGTGTTCGTTCACCGCCCTTCCGGCGTGAACGGCTTCAGCGCTGACATGGAGACATTGTGTCAGTTATGGAAAGCAAGGGCTTTTAAACCGCTTTAGCAAAAAAATCGAAAACCGCGCTCCATGATGTGGAAGCGCGGTTCATTCTGACTTAGCCAAGCCATTTACTTAGCTCGGCATGCCGTGCCAGGCACGCCTGGCTTAATATCATGGCTTGATTTTTTCCAACTCGGCGCGAGTACCAGATGCCTGATTGCTCCATGCTTGGCAGGCATTGATGAATGCACTCATCTGTTTTTTTTCTTCATCATCGCCATCACGCAGCAAATTCAACTGTTTGAAGATCGGATAATACTTCTCAATATGAGCCGCACACTGTACTCTGGCACACTCCGACCTGGCAGCATCCGATAGTTCGATCTCTATTGGCCCATCTTGGAATGAAGCCGCAAATGCTTCGACATTGGTTTGCGTGTAGCTGTCTGCATGCAGCTCCATTCCTGATTTCATTTCCGTTGCGATCAACATGGCTTGCTCCTTAGTTCGTTAAGTCTGTCAGATCACTTAAACCCAAGCTATAAAACCCAGCATCACCCAAATTGACAAAAATATTCCGCAGTTCAATCACTAGGCGAGAATTTATAGGTTTATTTAAAAAATATGCCGAAAACAGCACTGTGGTTTGCATACCTTGCGTGGTCAACCGCACTGGCGTCCAGTCTTTTTGAGTCAAATCAAGCTCCGTTCTGCCCGACTCCCAACCACAATATGCCTCCGCCCCACCAGCCAACGATACCACCCGATATTCGAAGCCTCTGGTCGCTTTGATAGGCTGTGCATTGCTCGGCATTGCCCCCCTCTCACCAGGCCAAAGACTGAAATAGGGGCGTGCTGCCTCGGGCTTGGGCTCACACACAATTCGTAATACCCGACCTGGCACCTGCCACCACACGCTTTTACTTTCCTCGATAACGGATAACTGGACCGTACACTCCGAGTTCCATATAGAAAACCCTTTAGGGGTTCCATCTTCATACAGTTTATCCAAGCGGGCGTTATTAAGCAGATTGAATGCGGGATAGCCACCTTGGGCGCTGATACGCCATGTCTCCAATTCGTTTATTTTCTTAGTCACACTCTGGTCGATTTCACCGATCTTTCCATGAACGGCATCGGTCAAACCATTGGCAGACTTCACCAACTCGGCGATATTGCTCTCCAAACTCATAACACTCTCCTTAAGGTCTTACCGCGATACATGGCCTTGATGGCCATTCAAAGCAAGGCGTCCCCAGGCCTCAGCCTGGAAACGGAAACACATAGCAATGGGGAAGTGCCGGAAGCGGCGCGGGAAATACAGGAGTGACTGCGGGGACGGCCATGTCGGCCAGGGGAAATGGGGCTGCGACGCAGCCCCTGCGCTCAAGCGCCCAGACGTTGTTTGACGAACAAATGCTGCATGCTGACGATGGCCGCGGCATTGGCGGTGGCCAGCTCCAGGCCGGAGCGTTTATCGGCGGCATGCTCCTGTTCCAGCGCTTGGCTGCGGTTTTGCAAGGTGGCTACTTGCGGCTCCAGCGCCTGCAAACGCCCTTCCTGCGCGCGGATGCGCTCATCTCGCCCCAAGCCGCGGTTGGCTTCGCCGATCTGGGCCGCCGCCAGTTCCGCCAGTTCGCTGGCCAGGCTCAGATTGAGGCCGGCGCCGCTGGACTGGATGGTGACGCTGTCCGGCGGCAACGCGTTCAAGGCCAGGTCATAGGCCAGCAGCAGTTGCACATCGGCGGCCTTGTAGGCCAGCGCCGCCTTCGGGTCGGACCAGACCGCCAGCAAGGTGCCGTCCGCCAGCATGAAACCGATCTCGCGCACCCAGAACGCCTTGACGTCGTCGGCGATGGCGGTCAAGTGGATCTGGGTATTGCCCAGCCGTTCACCACCGGCGATGGGGTAGCGCGCCTGTTCGCTGCGCAAGGCGGTCTGGCCCTGCGTCGGCGCGTAAGCACCGTCGCCCAAGGCGATGTGGGTGATCTGCGCGGACACGCCGTCATTGCTGGCGCGCCAGATTGCGGCCAGGCCGGCCGCGGTGATAAGAGGTGCTAAGGGGGTGCTCACAACGATGCCTCCATGGTGACGTGAACCACGCTATAAATTTGCGCGGCGGATGAAAGAGCCAGCGGCTGCAACGGCGCCAGCCGCATCGGCGCGGCCTCGGCGCTACGGCTGATCAACGCACGCGCCTGAGCGGCCGATGCCAAGCCCAAGCGGCCGTTGAAACGCGCGCCCAATTTGAAGCGGTAGGTGCTCCGCGCCGGCTTGGCCAGTTCCACCATGCGCCGCAAGCGGCGATAGAGATCGGGGTTGAGCAACGCCTGGCCGGGCAGCAAATTGTCGTTCGCCCAAGCGGTCAGCTCGAAGGTGTAGGGCGCGGCCGGCGGCTGACGCTGCCACCACTCCTCCAGTTCCACCGTCACGCCGAGGATGCGGAACACTTCGCGCAATGCCCAGGGCGTGCCCTTGTGGCGATGCAGTTCTATGCTCTGCTTGATCAGATCTCGGCGTTGCTGTTCGCTCTGGGTCAGCAGCCAACCTTCGTCGCCGTCAATATGGAATTGCTCGGCGAGCAAGGGCAGCAGCTCTGGCTTGGCCGCGTCCACTAGATAAACCAACAGGCCGCCTGGATCGATGTCGCCCAGCCGTTCGCTCAGCCGGGCCAGCGGACCAAAACGCGCGTCGCGCGCCAGCAGATTAGGGGTCACGTCAGCCATCCTGGCCTCCCGCCATTTCCAGTTGGATGTCGGTACAATGCGACCAGCCCTGCGGCGGCACCACTTGGGTGGCGGCCGGCTCAAGCAAAGTCACCTGATAAACGCCGGGCACTGATAGGGTCGCGATCAGCTGCGACGGCACGATGTCGCGGCCCAGCCGCTCCGCCTGCGCCTGCACGAAGGCGCCGACAGCGGCCTGCGCCTGCTGCTGCACGGTTTTAGGATCGACATCGCGATACGGCGTCAGCCGCGCGCGTACCCGGTAGCCGTAATCCTCCGGCGCCAGCACCTCCACCAGATCCGTCAGCGGCCGCACCCGGTCTGCGCTGCACGCGGCGGCCACCACGCTGAGCAGGCTGTCCGGCGGCATGCCGGTCTTGGTCAGCGGGTACAAGCGCACCACGCCGGGCGGCACTTGGTTGGCGCTTTTCAGTTCGCCGTTCTGCTGTTGCAGGCTGGCGCTGATCACCGCCACATCGGCGATGTCCTGATGCGCGCGCAACGCGTGGTGGCGATAGGAGGCGGCGCTGCCGGCCACGCTGAAGGACTCCGGCGCCAGTCGGATCCGCGCGCGCAGGCGCTCGTCGTCCTCCGCGTCAGCGCCGCCGGCGCTGGTGTCGATATTGACCACGCTGGCGTCCACCTCCAGTTCATCCACCAAAGTGTTGATCTGGCCCGGCACGAAGCCATTGCCCGCAGCCCCCGCCTCCGTCGCGCTGACAGGCAGGTCAATACTGGTGCTGCCGGCCGGCGCGATCTGGCTGGCCAGGGTCTGGAACTGCACGCCGCCGCCGGCCACCAGGGTCTGCGCCGGGATCACCTGCGCCAGCGCCAGCGGCTGAGCAAAAGCAATGCGCACCGTACAGCGCGCGTGCTGGGCCGGCAGCCGGCTGACGCCGACCAGCTCGCCCAGGTAGTCCAGCATCGGCGCGCGGGCGAAAGCCACCAGGTTTTGGCGGCCGGCATCGTTGAAGGCGGCTCGAACCACGCTTTCGCGATAGGCGATCAGATCGATCAGCAAACGCTCCACCTGGCCGGGGTAGAGCGTCTTGCCGCTCATTTTCTGGTAGGCGTCGATCAGTTCGGCGGTGACGAGATGCGGGTCGTCATCGATGAACTTGGGCAAGTCTGGGGTCATGGGAGAACGTCCTTGAATGGAGCGCGGCGGCCTGGCGCGGCCGTCGCGGGGCGCAGAAGAGGGAGCGGATGACGACATGATCCGCCATCATGCCGCCGGCGGCTTTTAAAGCCGTTTGGAAAAGAACTTGAACAGACCGCCGGCGCGGCCGGCTTCGGCCTCCGGCGCAGCGGCGGCGAAGTCTCCCGCAGCCAGTTGCCGCAGTTGGGACACCGCCTCGTCGGCCGCCGTGCGCGCCGCCGTCTCGTCCGAGGCCTGACGCACCGCTTCCTTGCCCTTCAGCCGAGCGTCGCGGATTGCGTACAGCGCCTGTTCGCAATCCGCCGCCTTGGCCAGGATGCTGTCCGCCGCCTGCTGGCCGTCCCAGCCCTTGGCCTCGGCCCAGGAACGCACTGCCGGCGGCGCCTCGCCCTTGTAGCCGGCGTCCTTGAACGCCTGCGCCTCAGCGGCGGCGCGCTGGTATTCGGCTAGGCGCAGCTCGCTGCCCAAAGTCTCATTGCGCGCGACATCAGTGGCTACATCGATATCTCGCAGTAGTTGTTCTTGTAACTCCCCTAGCACAAACTGCGGCTCCGGTTGATTACCTTGCTGCCGCCAGAGTTCATATTCATCCCACCAGCGGTGACCTTTAGGGATATAGGCCCCATCGACAACTCGAATCACTCCATCCGACTGCTTGGTTAAACGATACATGGCATTCACTTTCACCCCCCCTATCGATTAATTAAATCTCAGCATCCGCCACCCAATGACAGGCAATCCAATTAATACTTGGACTAACTGGGGGAATCACATTTACAAACTTGGTAGAACTGGACTTAACCGCCGGAATCACGCCATTTCCATTACTCGTAGTCATTCTATCAACCGCACCTAAACCGTCATAAATCACAATAGCCGGCTCAATACGCTTCTCCACCATAAATGGGATAGTCATATTAATTTGCCTATCACCAACAACCCCAACATTCAAATGGAACATTTTGCCGACGATAGCCGGTGCAGAGGTAGAACCTGCGCCATAATTCTTGGAAGGAAAATCACTTAGCGGATAACTTTTTTCAAAGTACCGCTGGCACAAAGCCAGTTCTTCGCCAAAACTGCGGTACTCGAACGGCGTCGCCACCGGACTCTCCTCCAACTGCACCTGGGCAATGTCAAAAGTGCCGGTTTGCGCGCCGGTAATCGCATTCAAGGCCGAGTAGGCATCGCTGTACGACATCCCAAGAAAAACCGCCAAAGACGCCTCGCTTCCCGGTTCACGACCCTGCAAGCTGGGCGAGGAAAAAGAGAAGACAAAGCGTTGCCAGCGGGTCGTCAGTTCCACCGAGCTTGCCTCCAGCGCCCTGATCTTGTCGGATGCGGCTGGCGGTCTCTTCAGCCACTGCTCGACATAGGCCACCATCTTGCGTGGCTGATCCGCCTTGGCCCAGAAGCTCAGCGTCATCCGCTTGCCGGTGAAACGACGCAGGTTTTCCACCGGCTGACACACCTGGCAGTACTCGTTGACCTTGCTGGCCGGCGGCTTGCTCAGCGTCAGACGCATGAAGCTCGTCGTCGCCCCCAGGATTTCGGCCTCGGCAATGCTCGCATCCATCCGCGACAAGGTCGCGCCGCCAAGCGGGCCGCCCCCCAGATCCAAAAGCCAACGGTCCACCGAGCCATAACCGCCCACGGTCTGACTGGCGCCGCGCTGCCACACGTCAAAACCTCCATTGATCAGCACATTGCGGCGGTAGGCCTGAGCCGGAAAGGTTTGCAGCGGATGGAAATCCCGTGGCTTGGCATCCCGCTTCGCCAGTTCCTCTGCGATGCGCTGATCCACCGCAGAGCGCGTGGCCAATACCACGCTGGGGTCCACCAGCAGCGTCACCGCCGCAGTGTTGGACACTTCCAGAATCATCCGCACATAAAGCTGCTTGTTGGAGCCAGCCGCCAACAGCGGCTTGTAGCTCTCCGGGAATTTGCCGATGGCGATCAGATCGCCGCGGCTATCGAACAAACCCACCTCGCGGATGTAAAAGCCGCCCACGGTATCCGGCAGCACCGCTTCCGCCACCACCCAGTTGGGATTGTTCGGGTCCACCGCCAAGTGGTTGAGCGCGCCGCGCCAGGTTTCGTGCTTGAGCGCGGTCTGGCTCTCGCTGGGCGTGTAGTAGCCGCCGTTGTCGCCGTCGCCAACCGCCATCTGGCTGATCTGCAGCGGCGCGCCGTTTGCTTGCGCCGCCGCCAGCTTGGCCTTGCCGCTGGCGGTGAGAAGCGTGAAAAACTCATTGGCCATCGATTGCTCCTGGGAAGGGTTCTAGGGATCTCATGCTGTGGGATAAAGCGTGACCGTCTCGACGCTGGCATACGCCAGCGCCACGTTCAAACTGGCGTGCTGTTGCAGTGATTCGGGCTGGAACGGGTAGACCGTGGCCAGCTCGCCCACTTGAGTGGCCAGCGCCAACATTGGCACAGCGCTGCGGTTGCTCAACACCAATGCCAGCCGTTCCAGCACCGAGCGGGCGTTCTTGTATTCGTTGATCATCGCCTCCAGCGCCGTCAGCGTGGCGGCGTCGATGCCGCGCGCGGCCAAGTCGATCCGGATCTTGAAGTGATAAGGTTTTCCGGCGTATTCGAACCATTCGCTGATCTGACCAGACAGCGCCAGCGTGGCCAGCACCTGCTGCAAAGACCAGCGCGTGCCCTTGCTGCGGTGCAGATGGATGGACTGCTTGATCAGCTCGCGCTGCTGGCGTTCGCCCTGGCTCAGCCGCCAGCCCTCGTCGCCGGCCACGTGGAACTGCTCGGCCAGCGCCGGCAGCCAGCCGGCGTCCACCTGGTCCACCAGATAGACCAGCAGGGAGCTCAGATCGGCGTCGCCCAAACGGGTGGTGAGCTGTGCCAGGTGGCCGAAACGCTCGTCGTTGGCCAGGATATTGGGCGCCGCCCCGCTCATAGCCGCAGCTCCGTTTCACGGATCACGCCGTCGGCCAGCCGCCACTGCACGGTGAGCCGCGCGTCGCCGTTGCCGCCTACGCTGTAGAGCACCCGCGCCACGGCGACGCGCGGCTCGCCGTACAAGGGGTGGCTAATCGCCTCCACCGCCTCGCGCACCACATGCGGCCGGGCTCGGTCCACCGGGTAGTCCAGATAACGGAACAAATCGCTGCCAAACTCCGGCCGCAGCGGATCGCTGCCCTTGGGCGTACCCAGGATGATGCGCAAGGCCTGATGGATGTCGTCGAGGTTCTCGACGATGTCAGCGGGGGATGCCTGATCGCGGGCCTGCAAGGCCGGCTGCCAGTGCAAGGAGGAGATGTCGGATATGCGGGTCATGGGCCTATGATGCCGCAAGGCCCGCCGCGGGGCTTTTAAAGCCGGTTAGGGAAACAGTTGAATTACAAGGAGAATTTCGCGTACAACGCCGCATGCGGCGCAAGCCTTGCCACCATGCCTTGACCCTCCGCACCCGGTCGGCAACAATCCCCCCGTTGCCGCCCACATGCGGCACACGGGATTGGCGTCCCGTTATCTACTTACCAATTCTGCTTGCGCGGCATGCCGCGCGAGCTGCTTTACCATGGCCGCGCCATTTGGCAGGCGCATGGTGGGGGAGTGTTATGCACTCGCTGGTTTGGTAAGTAGACCAGTACGCCAATCCTGCCACGCGCCTGCCTAATACCTCAGCCTTCCCCGGCAGGTGGTTTATCTTGTGTCACAGCAGGAGAAACACCATGCATCACGCTCAAAACTTCCCCCGTCGTCGCCGCTACAAACTGCACTCGCTGGAGCAGCAGGAAGCCTTGCTCCCCTTTGTTCGTTTGTGCCCCGGCCGCACCTATCGGCATTACTGGCAAATGCCCGTGCCCCGTAAGGATTACCCCGCCGACAGCGCATATGGCCGCGAATGCGCGGCCCACCTGCTGCAATGGATGAAGGACAACCGCGAATATGTCGGCAAGGGCCTGCTCAGCCGTGTGGCGCGGGACATCGACTTTGACGACCGCGACGGACGCGGTCAGTGGATGGGCTTTTTCAACTATCTGGAAATCATGATGCTGCTGGGCGCGGACCGGGTCTATCGCCATGTGGATAGCCAACATCAGCTCTATCTGGCGCTGGGACAACGGCTCAAGCTGGAAGCGCGCTTCCGCCGCATCCGCCTGCGCAATCGCTGA